GATATTGCGGTCAATCCTATCAGTATTCAGTTGTATATCAACATTCCCTATGTGCTGTCTGATTCTCATAAAATCACGCTTTCTAACAGTTGTTCCGGCAATAATACAATTTGTTTCTACTCACAATCGCAACAGGAGTATTAGCCTTTATGTACCATTTTGGCGGTCGGCGCAATAGCCGCTTGTGTTCCTCGATTTTCTTATTGGCTTCATCAAAAGCTTCCCGCAAGGCTTCTGTCAACTTCTCTATCTGCTCTGCAATCGGTGTCCATGCTTCTATAATTTTATCTACCATTTCTTGTAATGTCATTTCCTATTCCTCCCCGAACAATCCCTCTTTCGGCTCATTCTCGCTCTTGGCTTCTGCCACAATAGCCCGCGCCTCTTCTTCCGTGAATCCTTCGTTATGCACCAGGTAATACCACTTAGGATAAAATCCCTTGTCTGTCAACAGCAATGCCCTTGACCGGTCTTCCTCTGCGTTTCTTGTGAGGTCTGCAAAGTCAGCATATATCTCATAGTTCCCAAACTCACTAGGAGCCGATTCCCCGTTGATAACAGCCATAGCGTCCATTATATAGGCTATATCATGAATCGCCCCTATGCGCCCGTCTCCGTTGCTGTCAGGGCATGATAGAATGTCCCGGTAATCCCCGACTGTGTTGATTGTTCGCCGCTCCGTGGCTTCCACCTGGGTGGCAGTGGCAACGGATATTGTCTGACCGTTAAATACGAAATATCCAGGGTCAAACCCGGTCTTATAAGAAATGATAGAAAGCAGGAAGTTTATTCCATCTGTCCGGCTCGCAACTTGGAGTGTTGGCTGCCACTGCTCAAATGGCTTGTCCGTCATATCGTCCAGGCCAGTCTTGAGAACCATTCGTGGAAGTTCAATTCCATTTGCTTCTGCATACTGTATTGCAGACTGCCCAACAATCATTTTCGGTTCGGAGTCCTCTGTTTCTACTCCCAGCGTGGACATTGCAATATCAAGCCAGCGCAGTTCCTCTATACACTCCGAAAAGCATGATACCCCTAAGGGACTGTCCGGGTCTATGGTATTGCTGTAAGGATTCTTGATGTACACGAATAAAGGCTTTTCAAGGTTTTCTGCTGTAAACTCCGGCACAATATCCGCCCACTTTGTGTTTTTTAGGGGAATTTCATGTCCTATCTGGTCTTGAACATCAGACACAAAGGCCTTGTTTGATACCCGGTACAGACTAACGGGCGTTGCGGTTCCGTCTGCATTCAAGTGCATTGCTGTACCTTCGTACCTGTGCCACTCTGCACGGGTATAGAATTTCTTACCCTTCTGGTGAAAAGAGAAGAATATCACACCGGTAATATTTCCGTTGCTGTCAAAATCCGTGACAAGGAATCTGTCCGGCGGTATATAGTCCATGCCATTCCCATTCCACTTCGCCATCACGCCGCCCAGCCGAATCACCTTTTCCATGTTTTCCTGGGCATTCTTCAGAAAATGGTCATCAATGGCTTTCTGGATTCTCTTGGCAGTTTCCCCGGTTCCATATTTTGACTGCACCTTAATGTCAATATTCTGTGTAATCAGCTTAGCCAGTTCCCGGGCAACGGTGTTTGAAAAGCGGATAGTCCGGGTATCGCCCTCTACCCACGGCGGCTTTCCGCTCTCCAACTGCCCCCACAGCTTAATAGCAGCGTCCATTTCCAGCGACAGGTACGTTTCCACACCGAAAGCCTTTTCAGCATCCGTTTTAAACAGCATTTTGAATTTCTCCTTTATCCATGAAATTAAACCCATGTTATAACCGCCTTACCACTTGATTGTGAAATAGGATTCGTTGTATTGACTGCCAACGTGTACCTCATATCCCAAACTCCGTAAATGTTCGACTGTTTCCCTTTTTATCGTGCCATCTAAGGCAATATTGTTATCGCCTTTACAGATAGCCTGCTCAATTTCCTGCTCAATCCTCTTCATTTCGCGAGATACTCTGTCATTTCTCACCGCTTCTGTCTTTGCCCTTGCTTCACTTGCCGTTATCATAATTTCTCCTTTATCCATGTTATCAGTCCCATTTAATCACCTATCATCAGTCGGAAGTTTACGCCAAATCAAAATCAATAAAGCAATCAGAACAAGCAGATATTGATACATTTTGACTTGTCCGTCTACCAAAACAGATATTCCGCACAATAGCCATGGTAGGCAATTCCAATGTTTCCAGAACATACCTTTTATTTTCTTTTTCATCTCCGCATCTCCTAACCGTTATATTCTTCCAACTCCTGCACATGCCGCAGTTGCCTTTTAGCGTTCAATCGGAATCCATTTCTCTGTTTCTAAATCGTATTTGCACAAATCACCGTCGGAATTGTAATACGGTGTGTATGTTGTTTCCAGTCCGTATCTTCCAGCATAAGATTCGATATAGATTATTTGCGTATCACAGTCATAACAATATCCCTCTTTGATAGAAACCATATTCCTATCACTTCTACTGCAAGAACGACTGAATGATGCAATCAAGCATATTAAAATCACACAGCCAATTATTTTTGCTATGCACATTCCAAGTGAATTATTATCTTTATACACTTCCATATCCTCCATTATTTTTTATCTTTTTCGCTCCCCGGTATGGCTTGCGGCGTTCTTTTCCGTGGGTGATGGATTGGTTAAGGCTCATTCTTATCTCCTTTTGCTTCTTCTAAGTGTGCGCTGTTCTTTCCTATAAGCTGCCCATGCTTTATCAGACATTTGAGCAACTCCCAAAATAGATTTTCTAACGCGTTCTTCTATATTTTCTCTGTATGGTTCTTCTAACGGTTTCCAGGCTATAATTTCAAAAGAAACTGGAGTATAATTTTCTCCGTGCCAAAGTCCATCAGTTCCATATACCAAATCATACACGGAGCGTGTTTCAAAATCTCCATCTTTCCACAGCGCTGTAACTCGGTATCTCCTTCCGGGTTCTGGAAGATTATTCCCATCACCGCAGTATATCCACCCACCGCCGCAATCCTCCGCTGACCGTTGCATATTTTCCGCTTTAAAATGTCGTCTTTTACATTCTTCTGTGCAAGGAATTTCTTTAATATCTGCTCCTGGGCATCCGTCACAATACTCTTTCGCTTGCAGTTTGGCAGATAGGGATTCTATGGTGTCGGCGGCATTGTGTAAAAGCCCAATCACATAATACGGAACATATGGTCTGTATGATTTTACCGCTTCTCTCAATTTGTTTATCTGATCGCTAATCATGCTCATTCTGTCAATCCTCCACAATTTCAAAATCTCTGCGTAACCATGTATAAAACAAAATTTCAAATCGGCAATTCCCAAAATCGAGATAAAATCTTTCCTGTTCTTCCCACCATGTAACTTTGGCAGTTTCTCCCTCAAATGATAATGTGTCTCCCAAATGCACAACTTTTCCATTCATATCTTTCAAGGGGTTATTGTCCAGCCCATGGATTTCAACTTTTTCCATTTCCCTATCCTCTCCTTACCACATTGGCAGATGCTTCATGCAACACATCAGACAATCCATCTGTTCAGTTTTCTTGCGATTCCCCATATGTAATACCTTATCAAGTCCATATGGTGGTCATTTTCCTTTATAACCTCGTCATCGTGCTTATCGTCCCACGCATAACCCTCAAATTCCTTTAAGGTTTCTACACAACTTTCATGTATTTTTAAAAGTCCCATATTCAGATACTTTGTGACCTCCTGTATTCCGTTCAATACGTCATTATCTGCGCCCTTTACAATATACTTTGCATATTTCTTTATGGTTTCTATAAACCCTGCCGCAGATGGGTCAACAAGAATATACTGTATCGGCAATTTTCCAATCGTATCACACATTTGTTTATAGTATTTCTCATTATCAACACGGTTTTCAGAGCCGCCCTTGTGGTGAAATTCTTTTATCATGGTTGATTTTCTTCCGTCAAATTCAAACACTCCAATCGCAAACGGATTTACAGTTCCATAGTCGATAGATACAAAATACTGGCTATTTCTATGAAACTCTATCTCGCCTTTAACAACATGTTTTTCCCTGCTAAACATGGGATATACTAAACCCTCTGCTAATGCCCACTCACCTAATATGTACCGCTTGTAATAGACGCTCCCGGCGTACTCTTTACAAAGGCTGTCAACAAATCCCTTGTCCAAAAACGGATTGTCAAACAGCGTGTACTTTTGGCAGTAGATGTCTAAATCCTCGCTTTCAAGAAACTCTTTCAGCCAGTGGTTTGGTCCCTGCGGATTCAGTGCCCCGTCAAAACAGGAATACGGCTTGTCAAGGCGGGATTTTAACATCTCAAATACTTCTTCGTTCCAGTCTGCAACCTCGTCACCGTACACATACTTGATGGAGGACCCGCGCAACTTAGATACCTGACTGACCTTTTCCGCGCCCAAACAGTACACCTTTTCCCCAAACAGATAGCAGATATTTGAGCTGCTGATTCCACCCACTAAATCAGTCCCCCATATATTCCGCATGGGTTCCAATATATTTCGCTCTATGGTGGATTTTGTAACGCCCAGTATGACCGCAAGCCCCGGTTTTCCTATCCTTGCCCGGATGCGCTTTGGGATAACATAGTAATCCATGTATGTCTTGCCACTACGAGTTGCGCCAGTCTTGAAATTCCACCGTTTATTTGCATTGTCAAAGTATTCTCTCTGTTTTACGCTGAATGGCATCAGATAACACCGCCAATCTCTTTTAATACTTCATCAAGCTTCGCAAGCGCATCTTTCTTTCCATCGTCTGACTTATCATATCGCTTCATCAACTCTCGCCCTGCGGATAATCTGTCAGAAAGCGCGGCATCCATTTCAAATTGGTCTTTAACTTCTCCGCGCATAACGGAAGAAAAGAATTGCAGCACCTCTGACACATCTGCTATGCGGCTATCCTCTATTTGTTTTTGGCGTTCGGCTATATAGGCGGCAACTTTAGGGTTATTTAGGGTTTTGTTTGCTTCTACAGACGCAGAACTGAAATTCTTATATCCTGCGTTTCTATATGCTTCTGCCGCATTTCCGCACTTCAAATATTCATCAGCAAATGCTTTCTGTTTTACACTTAACCCTTTCATTTAATCACCGTCCATATTCCCACCGCTTTCGTTATTTCTGTTGATTTCTTTCCACTTCCCAACAAACCATTTCAACACTTCCACCCGCGAACAGCTATTCAGCAGTTCCACATCTTTCACTGACATTTCCCCGTTTTTCTTACAGTATGGCTGTTTCTGCGTGATGCGGTAGCCAGTAATCATGCGGTTCTGCTGTTCGCTGTAGAACTGGTATGTGTTGATTTTATAGATATAGCCACGCTGTATCAGTGCTTTTTGCAGTTTGCTTGTTGTCTGCTTAATGTTCATGGTGTGCCACTTTCTATCACCTCAATCATAAATGTTGATTCATAATTTCCCACTGTGCCTGTTGCGCCTGTTTAATATCTTCACTGCCAACACCATACTTCAATATTTCACAGTTTGCAGAATCACAAGCGCAATGATTCAAGCAACAATATGGCCCACGTTCTGTATATTCCACAAAATCACAGTCTATTCCACTCCACATATCCTCACCTTTTCTTTCTGCTTTGGAGTTAGCTTATCCATATTCCACCGCCCATACAATCACCGATTTCATTCAATGCCGCCGGATTTTACAATTTGTATTGCATTATCATAACTGCAAGCCTTTGAAAAAAGCCGATGACTTTCAAAATTTTCTCCAAACCTATTTTTTATTTCATCTGACCGCCTAAAATATTGATTCTTTTGTTGTTCCAACTGCTCCACAACCTTATCCACGTCATAGGCGGTAGGCTGTTCTTCAATCGCCTGTTCCAAATTTGGTGTCACGTCAACCAACACATTATTTCTCAAAGACTGCATCAATGCACTTCTGCTAATCAAATCATTAATCATTTCCCTTACCCCTCTCCAATTCTTTCAATGCGGATTCGGCTTCTTCTTTGGTTAGGAAAACATTTTTGCCGATTTCACTTACCGCAAAATTTCCTGTAATACTTCCGTTTGAGTTTGTATAGTAAACGACAACTTTGTCTAAAACCTTTTCTTCTTCCCAATCATCATCATTCAAACTTCCAAAAGAAAATCCCGTAACCTCATAGCCGCATGGTCTGCCAAAATCAATATCCCAAATTATATCCCCAACCGCAACCGGCAGTCTCAGCAGTTTGTTTTGTCCCTCCAAAGATTCATATTCCTTAATTTTCCACAGCTTTTTTACTGCAATTTGGCAAGCGACATCAAAATCTGCTCCACCGTCTGCCTGTTCCGCATGAATTCCTAATCCTGTTATTTTTATTACTTGGTCTATATCAAATCTATCTCTCATATTTCCCTTTCCCTCCACAATCCCGCTAAATCTCCTGATTCTATTGTACAGGAGATTTTAGGGGGAGTTGTACCAAGTTATTCAGTGTTACTTTTATCACAATATTCAGTGCCAGATAAAGCGCAATCTTCACAGCCTTTATAATAAAAGCAGTCATCACAATCACTTATTACGTCCATACACCTTTCTGCATATTCTTCCGCATTTGCCTTGGGGCAGGAGCCATCAACGCAAGCCACCCCAACATAATCCTTACATCTTCCCATTTCAATCCTCCAATTCTTCAAGCCATTCCTTGTACTGGCTGGCTTCATAAATCAGCGTATCCAGCAATGGAATAATAGATTTTAATATCTGGCTGTCTTTTTTATCAACCATCTTTATCCTATACTCAACGATTGTGTCTGTCGTGGTTTGAATATCGGAATCATATTCAAGAGCAGTATCATGTAATTTTAATAATTCCTTTACCTGCTTATCACTCACTTCCCTATCCTCCTTAACTCCTTATCAAACAAACTGTAATTTATCCAAGCGACCATTCTGGCTTCTCTTCCGGCTCAATATAATCATCGCAATCCGTTTCTTTGTCCATGACAATATCCACAAATCCACGCTTTAACGTCATAAGGAATACTTCAAAGTCGCTTAGATTCCGCAAGGAATTAATGTCAATAGAATCCCCGTATCCTATGAAATTCCAATTTTTCTCGTCTGTGCCTTTGTAAAGTTTAATCCGGCAATTTAATTTCTCATCCTCTTCGCAAGTAAATTTTACAATGCAGTCATCAAAACTTGACTTAAACCACCCTTTGTCCTCATGCTCTACTTCCATGTTGGCGGTCACATGCTCGTAATACGGCTCACCATCATCACAGCAGGCTTCCAATTCGTCCGTATCAACATTTGACGCAACATGCTCACAATAACGTTTAAATATATCCGACAGATTAACTTCTTTGGTTTCTGGCTCTTTCATCAACTCTTTAAAATTTTCCAAAATCTTCTTGTTATCTGCAAGAATTGTATTATTAACAATCTCCGTCAAGACAGCATCTAATTTTGTGAGATACTGGTTGAAATCATGTCGCTCAATGACCGGAACAATGGCTTCATTCAGCTTTTTCTCAATTAGTTTCTTACCATCTCCGCTCCAAGAAAACACGTCGTTCAGTGCTTCTGACACGCCTTTTTTTATGTACTGCTCAACCAATTTCTCCACAGTACCATCATTCAACTTCTCATTTACCGTTTCTGCAATTTTCTGTTCAAATGTTTTCATTTCCCTATCTCCTTCATTTTTTTGTTAAAAATACTAAAAAAATATCTCCTGATCCCATAAAAATCCGTCCGGCAGTACGGAATCCGCTCCATTTCTTTCAGCTCCCATTTCACTCTAAGAGCGTCATAAGACTTGTTTTGAGTGACAGACAGTAAAATGTACTCTGCAATGGTTTCATTGGCTGTATGAGCCGCCTGGCGCACCACAGAGGCATATCTGCCGGACTGTACGTACTCTGTTAATTGCCTGTACCGCTCTTTTCTGATTCCGTAATGCTGCCATGAGTGCCGGGGGACTGAATGGTACTGCGGCTCCTGGGGCGTATCGAAAATACTAAGCTGCCTGAAACCGCTGTATCTTTCGCAGGATTCTTTCTTCCCTGTGCAACCCTCGCATTTGCATACATTCAAGCATGTCCGGCATAGGCAGGTGTGGCATTTTCTGCACATGGTATCACCGCCTTGCTCTTCTTCACAATTCTGCTTCCAGCGCCTTTAACTTGGTCTTGACTCCGCTCTTTCCGTCAAGATTGGAGATTGTTGCTTGGATTTCTTCATCAGTAGCTCTTTTCAATGCACTTATAAAATTGCAATCACCAGGCGGTGTTGTCATAAGCCAGCTAATATTATTGCTCATCATTTCCCTTATCCATCCTTTCCGTTATTCCATAAAATCAAATATAGACATCTGCTTTCCTTCTTGTCCCTTTTCCGCCCTCTCTTTATTCAGGCCGGTTCTATATCCTTTCAGTACAGCCCCTCCTCTCTTCTCTTCCGTGTCCCAGCTAGGCGGGAAGATGATGTCCCCGTTTGGAACATATTCCCACTTTTCATCACACTGAACTCTTATGTGTGCCTGATAGCTGCTTGTCATGACAAAATCGATGTATGTCTTGCCGTCTAAATAGTTCACTCCCCAAGCATAGCCGGTTCCTTTTAGAGGGAATCCATGTTCCTTAATAGGTTTATCAATCAATAAGGGATCCGGTATGTCGATTCCAAAAGGCTGCGCTGTATCAAGTGTCGAATAGAACCTTGTGCCATGCCATTTATCACCAATGGAAAAGAAATAGGTATATTCCATCCCCCATGACCACTTGAACCAGGACACCCCGCTAAGCGGAAGGGTCATCCCTTCGCAGTCAGCACTCCCGCCAAATCTGCACGGCAATGGTATCCTCATCAGCAGGGCCCTCCTTCCGCTCCATGGAACGCTCCCGCAGGATATTTCCATTCCCCTTTCACATACACGTCATCCGGCGTAAACTCTCCGGTAATCAGGCTATGTATCGCCCTTGCATCCCCATGGTAAACACATGATTTGGTATCCCCGACAAAGGTATCTAAATCACACTTATTGTCCAGTGTAAATCCAAGGATTATCTCATCCTGTTTCAGTGCTGCATATTCTTCCGGATACAGTTCCCTGATACCTGCAAAAAGCTTGGGTGTGGAGAATATGCACTGTGCGCAGGAGCAACGGTTCCATCCGGCGCGGTAGCAGGGGTGCGGATTGGCATGATGCCGCTTTAAAACTTCCCAGACGTCCTTTTCCGAATAGTCAATTACTGGCCGCCATTGATGCACAATCCGGTGGGCTTTCTTCTCCGCGTTCGTCCGGTGGATTTCCATTTCGTTGTACATTGCCCGTCCTGCGCTTTCTCCACGGCGTTCACCGGATACCACCAATACCTTCACATTCTCTTTTGTCTTATCAAGGTTTGATGTCACACTGTCTTGGACCGCTGCTTTCAGGCTCCCGCTGCACCAGCGCCCCTGATGCGTCCCTCCCTTTGCTGGAAATTTCAACCGCTTCCCGCCAAGCTCACCCAGCTGTTCCAGCCGGTCAAGGTTGCTGATGACGGAATCCGCCACCGCAATCTTAAGGTATGCGCTGCACCACCGGCGGCTCAGGTCACCACTCTTTGCCGGGAATTTCATCCGGTACCCGTACTGTTTCAGGGCTTCCTCCATATCTTCCGTGCATTTCTCCTTCAGCTCTCGGCATTTCAGATAATTCTGAGAAAGCCTGCACTGTATTACTTCTCCGGTATCAGGATCAATCCATTCGATAGGCTCTGATGCACCAATACGGTATAGCTCCCCGAAAAATCCGTTCACCCGATACGATATTCGCAGAGTCACTTCCTCCACATCTGCGAAGCTCTTTACGTAGTTCTGGGTGCAGCGCCAGTCCATGCGCCGGGATGGATGCCCTCCGTCTATATCATGATGCCAAAGTTCTATTTTCTCTTTCGGAACACCAAGCTCCAGAAGCTTGTAATAACATGCTGTGCTGTCCTTACCGCCGGAAAACAGGACAATAATCAGGTCATATTCTTCCAACGGCAAAAGCCTGTCCAGATAGATGCCATCAAAGTGGCCGCTCCCTGTTCGTCCGGCAATCCTCGGTCCGATACGCTTTCCTGTTCCATAAACAGGGACATCTGGTTTTCCAAATGTTACTGGTGTAAGGACAGAGCATTCTGAATCCTTTATAAAATCTGGCTCTAAAAAGCTTAATTGTCCTGAACTACTTTCAAAAATATCCATTTCCATCAAGGAACCCGGCGCGCCTTATTCCCGGGAAGGTTCCGGCTCCTTTCTGAAATTTTATTATTCCTCGCTAATCCTCATCAGTTCTGCAGCTGTCCGTCTGTACTCGTCCTCCAGCGGCTTTATCATAGCGTCCAATCTATCCATGAGCGCTTTCTGCTCTAGTGTTGGATGCCATCCTGCAGGTTTGGGCCGTTCTTCATGATCATCCATTTTGGTATGTACAATTTCGAGAATCTCGCCCGTGCTGCAGTCATTCAAATCTGCCAGAATAGCAATGCATTTCTTTCTGTCCTTCGCATATTTATACTGCCGCCGAATCTCTCCAATATCCATTATCATGTTTCATCACCACCATTCCTGAAATCTGCCGCCATCCCATTTATTACCGGTACCCATGACAGGATAAGAGTCTGTGCGAACAGCATCATGTCTTTATCGTTTTTGTACTTTTCTACAATCGCGGCAGATTCTTTCGTATATTCAGGCATCTGATGGTTTTTCATGAATGCCCTGTATACTGACCAGGCAGAATTCTGGATATCCATAATGCATACATGCATCTGCTCGATGGAATCCCCATTTTTCAAGCGCTGTTCCATTAAATCTATCACCGGTTCCCATGCACTGTTCAGGTTACGGCAGAACCACTTCAAATCACCCTCATAGTCGTATTCCAATTTCAAAGCCTGTTTCCGATACGACTCTTTGTCCTTTTCCGTCAAGAATTCCTTGTACATGCTCCACAAGGTTCCTTGAACTGTCTGGATCCCCTCTATTTTTTCCCGCATGATAATCTCCTACCCTGATTCTTCCAGTTCGCATATCTTCCTACGGATAAGTTCCGCATTCCGATCCACCCTATCCATTTCTCTTTGGCACAAGGAATACAGTTCCGGATGCTCCACTTGGATATTTTCAAGCATTGCATATCTTTCCATAAGCTGCCTTTGTTTCCGTCTGAGGAATAAAATCACGTCATCTTTTATTTTCATACATCACTCCTCACTGGAACGGAAAATCTGCATCCATATCAATCTGGATAAATCCCTCACTACTATTGCACCATCCGTAGTCGAAATCCAAGTTGTCCCCCTGCCCGTATATCCTCCGTGTCTTTTCGTCAAAATCAAGGACGAACCCATTTGTGTTCGTCTTTCCGAACAATCTGTTCTTGGACACTTTCAGGACTCTTTGGCCCTCCCCGATTTCCCTGTTCTTCTCGTAAGATATCGTGACTGTCGCAAGGTTCGATATGTCTCCGCTCCCGCTCACCTCATCGTTCTCATTTGCCGAAAAGTTGTTCTTCCGCTTATGCGCCACCAAAAGAACCAGCGCGTTATACCGGAGCGCCAGCCTCGCCAGCTTCTTCACGAAAAGGCTCTGCTTGTCGTACTTGTCGAACGCCTTGCCGGAATCCAAATCCAAAGCCGTCATCAGGTTGTCCAACAGGATTACCCTTGCCCCATATTGCCGAATCACGTTTTCTGCGATTTCCAGCAGGCTCTCCTGTTCCTCCCCATCAATCATCCGGTTGTCATACAAGAAGCATCTCCCCTTGTACCAATCTGCTATAAGCTGCCTGTTTGCGTCCGACACATTGTAATTCGTGTCCCCCCAGGAATTCTGATACTCTATCACATGCCCCCTCCCGGCCACCTGGAAGTCGATGCATGACTGGAACTGGTAGTTCGAAAGTTCGCCGCTGTATGCAAAGCATTTATGCTGTTGATGCATCGCATTTATCAGGATCTGGCTGGCCAAGGTGCTCTTACCTTCTCCCGGCTTTCCGGATATCAGCGTCACGCCCCCGAACGGAAGACCCCCGTATAGTAGCCTGTCAAGCTGCTTGATTCCCGTCCGCAGCTTCGGCAGCTTGAAAATGTCGACCCGCTCCACGTCCGCCAAGTCAATCACTTTATGTATTGGTGCGGCCACGGCGTTATCGACGCAAGAGCGGAGCTGTCCTTTCCCATATCTCTGCAATATCTCGTTTGCGTCCTTGCAGTCCTTGTAATCCTCTTCCCGAACATGCTTCACGGTGCATTTAAGGCGGGACGACAGTTCGTCAAGCAATGTAATCTTGCCCTTTTCATGGTCTCCGAAGACTACGACCTCCCGGAACCTGTTTATCCAGTCCCAGCAATACGGCACCCATGTGAATCCCTTTGCCCCGGTCGGGACCGATACGGCATTTCCGATTCCAGCAGTCGCCACTGACAGGCTGTCTATCTGGCCTTCCGTGACTACCAGCTGGTCGAAGCCCTCGCACTGCGCCATCCCGAACAGGATAGGCTTGCAGTTTGCTTCGCACCACTCCTTGTTTTTATCTTTCTCCCGGTCAAAATCCGTCTTCCGATACTTCACGAACTGCATCTTCCCGGAATCGTCCAGGAATGGGAAGACAAGTATCTCCGGATGCTCTGTCTGGACAGTGATCTGGTACTTTTTTATGACATCCTCGGATATCCCCCGGCCAGCCAGATACCGTATCGCTTCTGGCTTAGGCTCGATTGGCTTGTCTGGCGACTTTAGTTTCCTGAACTGCCTCCGAGGGCGGTAATACTCGTCGACCTCATTTCCAAGGGAGAAATCAAAGTCTTTTGAAAGCGTCAGCATATTTCCGGTCACTCCGCAGGATGACCGCAGGCATTTGAACTGGCCGGTCTTCATGTTGATTGAAAACGAGTTCAAGTTGTCCCGTGTAGGTCTCGGATTGCAGTATGGGCAGACCCGGAAAAACAACTCCCCGTTCCGCTCCTGTGCCTGCGCGTGTACATGTCTTGCAAAATTCCAGGCATCATCTGGCTTAAACTCATACATCTCCTATCCCTCCCAGGCATTCGGCCCATACTTCCACCACTCTTCATCGTCTATCAGCTCTTCTTCCAGCTCCGGCCCCACTACTTTCGGCGGCCCGCTTTCAGGCTTCGCTTCCAGATAGTCAGAAAAGATACATTTTTCCAGAAAGTTGTTTGGAAGATACATCTTATCGCCGGATTCCCTGACATATTCCGCATAGTTTACAGCTGACGCGACCAGCTCAGGCTCGGATATCGTTCCGGACAGTATCAGATCGCAGTATGCCTTTTCTGCCTGGTATCTTCTTTGCTTATTCGGATATGCCGCCCAGAAATCCTCAAACTGCTCCGCGCGCGGTATGTCCTTTTCTTTCCTTTTATTTTCTTTCCTTTCCTTTCCTTTACTTTCCTTTATGTCATTTCCGCAGGATTTACTCTTATTTCCGCAGGATTTACTCTTATTTCCGCAGGATTTATTCTGATTATTGGCGACTTTAATATAGGCAGCTGTGTCCTTTTCATCCAAAAGCCAGATTTCCGCATCAACATACACGTCTCTTTTCCGGCTTTTAACAGCTTCCTGATACCGTTTCTGTATCCCCGGCGAGGTAATGATAGTGTCCGAATTAGCAAGTGTGCTTTTGCAAAGCAGTGACCGGCTAACCAAGAATGTCATCACCTGTTCTATGAGCCCTTCCTTGAGATGGAGGTCATCCATGGCATTCTCCACGCTCTCTCCATCCCACTTTATGTAATATCCGTTCCGATAGATTTCCGTCAGCAGATAGATATAAAACAGCATGCCATCGCTTCCATATCTGGAATGCAGCCTCTTTATCCTCTGATCCGCATAGAAGAAATCCGTGTCGAATGAGAAATAGAGCAATCCGTCCTGTCTGGGACGTGCCATACCTATACCTCTCTGATTCTTACCTCTATATGTGGATTACTTTTATCCACCTGGAACCTGTCGAAAAATCCGACAACTTCATTCCATCCGTCATTTTTCAGCACTCCAGCATTCACAAGCGCATCCTGCACGAATTTCTTCGCGAACGCTATATTGTCCCTGTCCGTACGCCTGTCTGGGACAACCCATAGATAATGCATTTCCACAGGCCTTTCAATCTTAACACCCTTAAGGCACTGCTTTATCGCTATGGCGATGGATTTCTCGTTCCTCCGCTTCAATGCCGCGCCTTTATACATGTTCGCACGCTCGTCTTCTATGTATTTGTTCAGGCTGGAAAGCCGGCCTGGTATTATCAGCAAGTATTCCACATGGAACCTCCTTTCCGGCGGCGAATTGCCCCGCCGCCTTAGGCTGTGATGAATTGTAACTTGCATGAAAGTTAACAGTTACCAAATTTAAACATACGACTTCCCAAATACCTCTATGAACTTTCCCCTGGAACCGCAATGCCCCTCAAAATACTTTTGGCACTCCTGCTTCAACCGCAGGTCAAGTCCGGTATTCGGATTGCTATGTACGGATGCATCGGACATATTGTGCAGCGCCGGTTCCAGTGGAACAATGAATCCGTATTTCTCGCAAAGGCTTCTCCGCCCCGCTCCCGGAAAGACATGGTGAATTGCCACGTTGCTGCTTCCGGTGATATAGCAATGTTCCAAATCATCCGTCAGTACGCTTTTTATACCTTTTTTCATACTCTGACATCATCCTTTCCAATTCCTCAGGTGGAAGCGTCTCTATCCCCATCTCTTTGCACTCACTGACAAGACCGTCTATGAGGTGCGACATCTCCTTCGTGTCATACTTGCTGGAGCCTTTCAGCATCATATACGTCCGATACATGATGCCGCCCTTCCCCTCCTTTACCTGTGATGTGGGCTTTAAATGGTATGTCTGCTCTTCGTCTATGGACTTCTGCGCCGATTCAGTGTCTGGAAGAACCATATACACGCCCTGGCCGTCTATGACCTCTATCTGGCCATATTTTCGCAATAGATAGTTATGGATATAGGGCTTGCTCACATGGAGCTCGTCCGCCACCTCTGACGCAAGCTTCCAGTAATAGGCATTCGCGTCAAGGCTGCGCTTCTTTCGTTTCTTCCTAATCTCCACATCCAGGCCGTCCGCCTGATACAGCTCTGTCGCCGCCGCTACGTCCATCTGCTGGCTTTCTAAGATTATTGTCAGGCTGCCAGCCAGGGTTCGGCCTATGTCCTTGATTTTCGCCGTGAATTTCATCAGGATGCCGCCTTATCTGGCTGCTTCTTCATTTTGGCGATGCAGTCCTTAATCTGCAGCTTTGTCAAATTGTCAATACTGTCAACTTTATAGGTCTTTGTCACGGCCCCCCATCCATATCCTGTCCTGACAAGCTCTCCTTTTAGTTCTTCCAGCAGTCTATTGCGTTCATCATCAATATTTGGCTGCGAAGTCCCTTTGTCCACCTTTTTAGTGTTTTCATGGGAATCAGCGTCAGGGTCATCCATCAAGTCTTCTGTAGGTATACAAAAAGTCTGGAAACAAGCATACTTGAACGCCACGGACATGGCCTTGTTGGTGGCCTTGTCCCCGCTGTCCATGCCCTCTCCGACCACCACGGCATCGACACTGGAGCCGTCAGTGGCATAGAACCTATATCGCATCTTGCAGACAGAATAGATTAGGGTGGCGCCTTTCGCAGTCGTCCTTTCCTCCCTGGTCTGTTCAAGGACTTCCGGGACACAGAATATCTTATGCTTTATCATTGCAGGATTCAGGGCATTCATAACCGAATCGATTCCGCGGTATTTGAATCCTTGTTGCTTATTCGTGTCGTTCTTCCCAACTACTCCGATATCTTCCATGATTCCGCAGATTGCGGAATAAATCATATTTCTCCCAGATTCTCCCATCACATCATCTCCCATTCGATTCCTACGCTGTCCATGTACATTTCCAGCTTCTCCTTGGCATCTGCGGAAAGCGATATCCTGTACTCGTACAGCTCCGTTTCATCCCCATCGTCCGGGATCAGGCTGTTTATCACTTCCTGTGCCGCTTCTTCCTTCGCCCGCTCTACAGCTGCCGCCTTTTCCTCCTCTGCCCTCCTGGCTTCTTCCTGGCGCGCCAGTTCCGCCTGCCGCAGGGCTTCCGCTTTTTCCTCTTCCGCCCGCCGCAAGGCTTCCTGTTTCTCCATCTCTGCCTGGCGGATGGCCGCCTCCTTTTCTTCCCTGGCCCGCTGCTCCGCCAGCATCCTCTCCCGCTCTTCCTGGCGGACGCGCTCCTCTTCCTCCCGGCGGATGCGTTCCTGTTCCCTGGCAAGGATTTCCTGCTTCTGCCTTTCATAAGCGTTTATATGCGATACGGCTTCTGTAAGGTCAAGGTTCGTGCGATATATCAGCAAAGCATTTGATTCTGATGCCGACTCCATGGCACTGATTGTGGCAATGTCCTTCTGGACTTTCTCCGCTGCACTGGATATCTCGTTCCGGATGTCTTTCTCTTTCGTGGTGGCATTCTCCCACTTCTGGTTATAGATGCGCTTCAAAGGGATGTATTCTGACAAGTCTTCTGGAACCAGTTCTTCATATATCTGGGATATAAGCTCCCTCTTCTTTGCAATGCGGTTTTCCTCGAATGCCTGCACCTGGCCATTGATGAGGTTGATAGGCTCATCATACATGGCTATCAGACGCTTCGCCTGCGCTTCAAACTCGTCCCAGGGCTGCATATACCTCTTCTTCTCGTCCCGAAGATTGTCCTGGAAGGTCTTCTTCTGCGCCCTCAGGCTTGCAACATGTTTCTTTGCTATCGTCGTGCTGTCTTCCGTAAATACTGCTCCCTCGTACTCTGAGAGCCTGTCATGCAGCGCTTTCTCCACCTGCTCAAAGTTGCATGATATCTTCGCGCTCTCCTGCGTGATTACCGCTGTCACTTCTTCCATATTTCCCTAATCCTCCAATCTCCTAATATTTCCAATGCCCATAGGCGAAATGTCCTGAATACCGCCCGCATCCCTTACAATACAAACTCCATTCAACCGGGGTATATGTTCCTGCAATATCTTCTTTTTCAATATTTCATTCCTCTGTTTCTGTGCATCCACAGTCACAGTCTAATGGTAAAGTTTCCATATCCAATCTCCTAATTCAGCAGGACAGCTTTGCTCCAAAATCCGAGAGTGCCAGCGTTCTCACTTTTGCTTTTCTGCATGAGCCTACTATATCCATCCTCGCCATACCTTGATTTCTTTGCTTCTCTGTCCTCTATAATCTTTTTAATCATGTTTTTAGATTTATCTGCCCGATAATAAAATCTGTCAAACTTATCCTTTTCCTTGCGATATTCTTTTACAAATGAGCCGATATTGTACCGATATTTCAGATACTTTTTTCCCGGGTGGTCGCTTATTCTTATGGAGTTGCATACACCATAATCCAGTTTGAGATATATACTGTTTGTGGTGTATGCGTTGTACCTCTGGACAGTGAAGCCCTCCTCTATCAACCACTTTGCTATGGAATCCGCAAGGCTATTTAATTCATTCTTCATGTTCCACCACCTCAAACCCTAAGAACCGTCCGCAGTCCTCCCGGTCAATGCTGTATTTGCTACCATTTACAAAATCAGCAAAAACACTAACTCTGACAGATGTTTCCAACAAGCGGAGGTAATCTCCTGTGATTTCATATAATGTGTTCATAATTTCCTAATCCTTCTTTACAGTCAGCACGCTTTTCCTCGGACAGTAGTAATGGGTAATCTTCCCATCCTTGCCTGCTGGAACGGCCACAAGCACCCTATCATTCTTGCTCACATTGTCAAATTTGACGTGGGATTTCTTTATCCCATCTGGCACATACTGTTTTGCCGACTCTCCAGATGGGACTTCCCTGATGACCGTCCCAGTCTTTTCTGTCCATGTCCCGCCGGACTGGCTGTCCCATGTCACCTTATCTCCTGTCTTCAACTTCCCTGTCCTCTCTTTCCGCCGCTTCATAAGCCTGTCTTTCCCTCTTCATCCGGGCCCGGCTGGGTACCCGGTATTCCTGCTCGTCCCACCACCAATCAACTACCATGGAATTTTCCACTTCAATCTGCGCCATCATCTTCGTCAATCTCCTTATAGTCTGCGCACACCGGATAGCTCACCCTTTCCCCGCGCCGGAATTCATTGGTGGTTGTCCATGATATGGATATAAACTCCTTTCCGCACATCCTGTCCCGGTTGTATGCACACTGATCACAACTGCAATAAACAAAATCCACTTGACTGTCCTTTCAGCATCCCTTATAATAGATGCATAAATATTCGTTCCGTGCCCAATCCCTATGCTGGTTCGCGGTCAGCCGTAGGGATTTTTTCTGCCTTAAATCCAATGACTTTTCCGTCATTGAGCGTAGTGCTATATTCTTTCAGATCATACATATCAATGCAGTCCTGGATTGTCACAACATCCAAATTCATCCCGTTTTTCTCCTCTCTTACAGTGTTAGCAGTCGTTCCTTCTCTTCCGGTGTGGCTTCCAATAATTTAAAGATTATTAGCAAGTCCCCGTACCTGAAGGGATCCGCCCGTATGTTCCTTTCATAGGTCTTTGGATTCAGGCGGATAGAAACTGCCTCCTGAGAAATATTCAGAGCCTTTGCTATGTCCGCCTGCGCCAGGCCCTTGCTGCGCATCCGCCCGTTAATCCATTCTGTCAAGTCCTTGATCTTGTGCCTCTTCCGTTGTTCTGGACTCAATGCCACTCTCGGCATCCGTATCACCTCCCGTCATCACAGCTTGTAAATTCCCATTGGATGCACTTCATGCCTTATTACATAGTTCCCGCACAACTCAATGGCTGTTTCGATCTCATTTGGGTCAATAATTATTCCATGATTTTTCAACAGCATGCAAAATGCTGTAACGGCATCATGCTTTTTTTCATACGGAAAATCTCCATTTGTGCATGATACGATATAATTATTTTTGTATGACCAGTCATCAGGATAAAGCGTTCTTATTACATCTTCCATTTCTCCCCCCTCTAACATTGGTGCGTATTATTTGATTCTCATAGCATCTTCAAGAGAAACTATTTCTTTTTCTCCAACAAAAACAGAGAATTTTGAATCCTCACAGATGTTTAAAGCGTCCGCAATCTTTTTCGCCCATTCCCATGTATCAGAACGTGCCACAGTGCTTAAAATACTAGGTTCAGTTTTGCTTGATTTTCTTATTTCGTATTTATCCGCCATGATCAGCTACTTTTTCTCTCCCTACCTCAAAACCCCGGCCATGCACAGCACAATCACAAATGCCAATGCAAAGCCCAAAATCTCTGCGATAATTTCAACTGCATAGTTCAGCAGCATGTGGAGCCGCGCGTCCGTCATCGGCTCCCGGTCTTTCTTCCCAGACCGCAAAATGATTTCATCCATAAATTTTCCTCCTGTTCTCTTGCCGGTACAGGAAGAATCTGGTATAATCTATCCTGTAGCCAGTAAGTGTGGTTTATTGGTTACGTTGCCCTGTCGGTGGTGGTGCACTGGCGGGGCTTTTTATTGCTTTTTGTGTGCTTATCTCCTATACTGTAAGTACCAGACTGCCATCTGGAATACAGAAGAAAGGAGAAAACGCTGTGTCTGCTTACTTAATTACCTATGACCTTAATGCTCAAGGGCAGAATTATGAAAGTGTAATAAAAACTATAAAAGAATGTTCTGTCACATGGTATTCAGCATGGAAGTCTTCTTATCTGATTAAGTCGAACATGACTTCAAAACAGATAAATGACCGTATCTCCCAGTATCTTGATGGGAACGATACATTGCTTGTCATAGAAGTCGCCGATAATTACAATGGGCGCCTTATTGAAACGGACTGGGATAATGTCAAGCAAATTTTCACATAGCGTCTGGACGGTCGGTATACTTGCAATCATTTTTCAGATCGTCCGAGACATCGCGCAATGATGCGGTAGGGATTACTGACTGGTTCGCATGATTTATAGTTTCATACAGAGATTGTGTCGTGCGAACCATTTCCAGCACATCTTCATCCAGAAACACACAATAGTTCTTTTTCTTCTCTTTGGATTCATTCAAGAATTTAAGTGCTTCCAGCGTCATATCTGCCATAACATTGTAAATCTCTATCATTTTTTCTTTTCCTTCCACCTTTCTCACCTCCTCTAAACCAGAACCTTGTCCGGCTCTTTGTCTGCAAATTTCACATAATGCGTAAAATTTTACATGATATAGTAAAATATTTTCACGCGCATACTATATATTGTGGTTTTCTTAGTATTTCTATTGACATGCTACTATTTTTAATGTAATATAGAACATGGTTTTGCATTGTTCGTGTGCGTGTCCTGTGTATAGAAAGGACGATGCTTATGCCAAATAAACCTAAAGTAGAAGTAATTAAGGAATCAAACACCGGACGGAATGAACGCTTCCGCGATACTCGGACTGGTCAGGAAATGACACGCAACCAATTTGTTAAAGCGATTGATAAAGGCACTTATGGAAATGACTATTATCACCGCAAAATAAATGGTGTGGAAACTCCTGTTTCCAAGCCGGATGGAAACCCTAAAAACAACCTCGGTTAATTTTCAACAGGCACACACACGACCTTGCAATCCTTTTCTGCAATAACATCTTCATCTGTTATGCTTGCCAGAAGATGATTTTCGCTATCTGTTACAAGGATTTCGGAATATTCCTTTTCGCCTATTTTCAACTCAACTTCCCTCCTTTCTGCCTGCGGCATAAATATCATCTGTTTTAACTCCCAGAACATGAGCAAATTTAGGGATGTCGCAAGCCTTTATCAATCTGCGACCATTAAACATATCGCTTAATTCCTGCGGAGTGAACCCAGCCTTTTTAGCCACATGAAGGTTTTTAAGCCCTGTTTTCGCTATCATAACTTTAATACCAGTTGCAATTGGTTCATTCGCTTCTGCTATAGTCAATATGGTTTCCTCCTTTCGTTTCTCAGTTACTCTGAGATTTGCATTTAATATATCATAGTATTTCTGAGAAGTCAACAACTTTTCTCAGTTTTTTTGTTTTTTTATATTGACGTTCTCAGATTTTTATAGTATTATTCTTATACAGAGGAGGTGTAAAATGAGTTTTGGAACAAGACTAAAAGAAAAAAGGGAAGCTCTTGGAATCACTCAGCCACAACTTGCTGAAATGCTAAATGTAAGCAAAGGAGCAATAGGAAACTGGGAAACAGATGTTAATTCTCCTAGAGCAACTCTTTTATATGATTTATTTGATATTCTTCATTGTGATGCAAATTACTTATTTCAAGACGAAACAAGAGAACTATATGAAAATGAAGCAAGCCCAGAAGAATTTGAAAATATCATAAAAAAATATAGGCTTATTGCAGAATATTCCCCGGACGGGGCAGTCGTGGTTGATACGGTACTGGATAGGGAGTATGCTATTGCGGAGAAGTTGAGGGAGCAAAAAGATCAGTTGGAAAAGATTAAGAAGATGGATATGGAAGTTGCGGAGGAAATTGTTCCATTAAGGCTGTGGGCTTATTACGGGAAAATCGCTTGCGCCGGAACTGGATTTATATTTGATGATATTCCAACAGACACCATTGAAGCCCCGGATGCAGACGCAGACTTCATTATAGGGGTAAACGGTGATTCTATGGAGCCTGACTATTCTGATGGAGAAAAATTATATGTCAAAAAGACAGAGCATATAAATCCAGGAGAAGTCGGCATATTTACTATCAATAATGAATGTTTCTTGAAAGAATATGGAGCGTACGGGCTTGTTTCCAGAAATAAAAAGTATGACGATATTCCGGGAAACGAAGATGTACGTCTAATTGGGAAAGCAGTTGGAAAAGTTGAGGAATGATTAAACCGTTACGGCGATTTAATAAATAAACAAAGAAAAGAGGAAGAAAATTATGGCACTTATTAGTTGTCCTGAATGCGGAAAGGAAATTTCAGACAAAGCGCAAGCTTGCCCAAATTGCGGGACACCAATCAAGAAAGATGGCAAAAAATTTTGTAAACACTGCGGGGAATCAATTGACAAAGATTGTGTTGTATGTCCTAAATGCGGAAAGCAGGTGGCTGATTTAGCAGGAAGCGACAGGAACATTATTATAAACAATTCCTCTAGCGCATCGGCTGCAGCTTCTGCAAATGCAACCGTGTCACCAATCATATATGGAAATCCTAAGAACAAGTGGTTATCATTCTTTTTATGTCTATTTACGGTTTGCGGACATAAGTTCTATGAAGGAAAAGTGGGTATGGGCATTTTATACATATTCACGCTTGGATTATTTGGTATTGGGTGGATTATTGACCTTATAACACTTGCGATGAAACCGAATCCTTATTATGTATAATGAAAAACCGCCCGGTGCTACCAACACCGAACGGCTTTACATAGATATCTGAAGATGATACCTACAACCCAAAAATATTGTATCATCTTCGGAGGCAGCTTGCAAGCAATTTTCGCTAGCTGTTATTTTTATACCAATTTTTAAGGAGGATGATACTATGAAGATTGAAAAGAGAGGGCCTGACAGCTACCGGGTCAGAAAAATGTACAAGGGGCAGATTTATACCGTGACTTTTGATTATAAGCCCACGCAGAAAGAGGCCATAACTGCCATGGCGAAGGAATTAGAACGGATAAGGAATGCAAATACCCAGATGACATTCCAGCGTGCTGCCGAAAGCTATGTGGACATGAAAAGAAATGTCCTGTCCCCCAGGACGATAAAAGAATACTTCGAAAATGTGAACCGCTTCCCTGAATGGTTCCGGAAACTCCCGGTATCTGATATCACACAAATAGAAATCAACAAGCTGGTCAATGAGATATCAAAAGGCAAGTCCCCAAAGACCGTGCGCAACTACCACGGCTTTTTGACGGCTGTTCTGGGGACTTTTTGCCCGAACCTTAAAGTCAGTACCACACTCCCTCAAAAGGTCAAATCTGAGCCTTACACGCCCTCTCAGGAGGATGTAAAGAGGATACTGGCAGAAGTAAAGGACACACCGTTTGAGGTTCCGATTACTCTGGCCTGCTATGGAATGCGCCGATCAGAGATATGCGCGCTGCAACCGGAAGATATTGACGGGGATATCGCACATATCAGCAAGGCCATGGTGCAAAACGCAAAGAAAGAGTGGGTAGTCAAAACTACAAAGACCACTGAAAGTACTCGGAGCATCATCATACCTGAAGCACTGTCCGAACAAATACGTGAGCAGGGGTATGTGTACAAGGGACACCCTGGCAGCATAACAAAGCACCTAGAGAAAGTCGAGGAAAGGCTAGGGATCCCGCGCTTTCCGCTCCACAAGCTCCGGCATTACTTTGCAAGCCAAATGTCAGCCATGGGGATACCGGAGGCGGATATCCTTAAAATGGGCGGTTGGGAGACGGACCATGTGATGAAATCCGTATACCGGCACTCCATGATGGAGAAAGAGGAAAAGGCTAAGAGGGACGCTGCCGACAAGCTGCGGAACGCCCTCTTTAATTAGGGCAAGCTTGGACAAAATCTGGACAAAAAATATTATAAATTGCACTTATCGGGCATAATTTAAGCTTATAAATTCGGACATAGAAAAAGCCGCAAACCCTTGATTTTACTGAACAACTCCCGGATTTGCGGCTATAATACATCAATCGGGGTGACAGGATTCGAACCTGATTGTTTAATGCCAATAAATGCGATAAATGAGCCATTTTGCGATATTATGGACAAAATTCTGGACAAATTTTAAAATCACTGCCGCCTATTGTTGTGGGAGATTTTTTCATCTACGCACATTTCGACAAAAGCAGATAAAGACATTCCAGCTTCTTTAGCCGCCGTCTGATACTCTTTTTTCTTTCCCCTGCTTGCCATAACTGTAATCCTATCATACTTTTCTTTTTGATACTCATTAATATACGCAAAAGCCGCCTTTTTATCTGCAAAAGCCATACTTCCTTACCTCCTTTCAGGATTTATAATATCATTTCA